GGCTTTTCTCTTGAGTTTTGTCTCGAAGATGCTTTTGCAGTAATTACTAGTCAGTATCCAGTTGAAGTTATACTTGACGCTGAGAATCATATTGAACATGATTCCCGCGATCTCGCTATAATTCAACTCCCGATTAACGCTGGTTGTTACTCCCAAGCATTCAAACATATTGTTGACGAACAAGATCTGTTTAGGGTAGGTCATAATCCCGGTATCTTAGCAAGATATCAGGCTGCGACTGAAAAAGATAGACAAAAAGGCATTCGCCATTATCGCGAAATGTTCTATTTGTCTACTCTTACTCCTGAAGACAGTCTTGTCGAAACCAATATGCGTGATGAGATTATAACGAATAGAGGATCGTATTTGTACCATGCCGTGACTGTTCCTGGTGACTGTGGATCCGTCCTAGTAGCCAGAAGCACGAGCATAACCCAAAAAATTGTAGGTATACATATTGCTGGTTTGATGGGCGTCGTCGAGGGCATCTCTGTTAGTATTACACAACAGATGATTGTCAAGATGATGTCTCATTTTAAATCTTCATCGCAGTACGGACATGCCGTTGTACCATTTGATGTCAGAAGTGATATCTTAAGAGAAAACGGCACGTTTCAACTGCATGGAACAAAAGTTGGTGTGCGCATCAATGGTAGTGTTAAAACTGCTATGACGCGTTCTGCTGCTTTTGGAGCATTATGTGTATCCCCAAACAAGCCCGGATATTTGAGGCCATTCACTAACTCACAAGGTGAACGAATTGACCCCATGAAATTGCAACGTTCGAAATATGGTGTTGTTAGGCCGTTTATCACTTTTTCGAGAGTACAAACTGTCTATGAGGCGATGGCTGTGTTTTATCATCGAGAGTATCAAAATACTCCCGAATGGTACAAGCAACCACTGTCTCTGGAGGAGGCTATCATCGGAATCGATGGTGATCCCTTCATAAACGCTATAAATCGTCAAACTGCCCCTGGATACCCCTATACTTTTAATAAACCTAAAGGTACTGTAGGAAAACAAGGTTGGTTTGGAAAGGAAATGGAATATGACTTAACAAATTCTCATTGTCTTCAGTTATTAGACGATGTCGAACAATTGAAGCTCAGCATGTTGGAAAATGTGCGCCCGGAAGTTATCTGGATAGATACACTAAAGGATGCTAAGATTCCTATTACGAAGGCTGATATTGGTAAGACTCGTTTATTCACTGCATGCCCCATGCATTACAGTATTGCTTTTAGACAATATTTTCTCCCGTTCATTGCACACGCTATGAGAAATCGCGTAGATAACTCTCTAGCC